GCTGGAAAAGCAGCTATATGCCGACTACCAAGAAAAGATGCTAATGAAATGCTCTTGGCAGGAGAAGCAGAAGAACTTAAAAGTCTGCTGTGGAAAGCAACACCTGTTAGACCGGATTCAATCCTCAACGCCTCAGACCTATGGGAAGAACTAACTAAAGAAGGTGCAAGTTCTGTTTGTCCTTTTCCTTATCCACAACTAGATCAATTCACTAGGGGTTTTCGTAAATCCCAAATGATTACTATTGCAGCAGGATCAGGGACAGGGAAATCAAGCCTGTGTCGAGAGTTTGCCCATCATTTTTTAAAGCATAAATTGACTGTCGGTTATATCGCATTAGAAGAATCAGTGCAAAGAACTATGCAGGGAATCTTAGGGATAGAACTGAATAAACCACTGCACTTAGAAGATCATATGGAAGAAGTAGAAGGATTAAAGACAGCTTTTGACAGGTTGTTTGGTACAGAAAAGCTATTTCTCTATGATCATTTTGGTTCAATGGACCCAGATAGATTGATAGAGCAAATTCAATATATGGCTACAGCTGAAGGTGTTGATGTAGTTATCCTTGATCACTTAACCATTGTGGTCAGTGGTTTACAAGATGTAGATGAGAGAAGAGCTATTGATATTACCTGCACAAAACTTAGACAAGTTGTAGAAAGTACAGGTGTTGGTTTAATTCTTGTCAGTCATTTAAGAAGACCTCAAGGTGTATCCCATGAACAAGGACAACAGGTAAGTACTTCTGATCTCAGAGGTAGTTCTGCAATTTTACAACTATCAGATTTATGTATTTCAGCAGAAAGAAATCAACAAGGAGATCCTGCTGAAAGATCTGAAATGCAATTACGCATACTAAAGAATAGACACACAGGTTCTACAGGACCAATAGATAAGCTCCTGTACGACGAAAACACTGGTCGTCTTTCTATTCCTATGTCCACCTATTTCGGTGCTTAACCATGACCTTATTAATTGATGCTGACTGGTTAATTTATTCTTCCTGTTGCAGCTGTGAACAAGACATCAAATGGGATGAACACTTACATACTCTTCACTGTGATGAACGTGACATCCATGAAATGATTGATGGAAGAGTTGAGTACTACCAGAAAATTGCAGAAGATAATGATGATGTAGTGATGTGTTTCACTCAGTATCCAACCTTTAGACACACAATCTTTCCTGACTACAAAGCCAATAGAAAAAACAAACGTAAACCTTTAGCTCTTTATTCAATGGTTGAACAGATTGGTCAGAGATATAAGTCAGAAAGTCACACAGGATTAGAAGGTGATGATGTGATGGCTTTACTTGCTACATCTAAAAAATATCCTAATCCAGTTATTGTTTCTCCTGATAAAGATATGAGAACTGTTCCCTGTACCCTTCTTGCTAATGATGACATGGAATTAATAACCAAGAGAAAAGCTGATAGACACTGGATGATTCAGGCTTTAACAGGAGATTCAACTGATAATTACAAAGGCATTATTGGTTGTGGTCCTGTTACAGCAGAAAAGATTCTTGGTGATGCTAAAACTCTTCCTGATATGTGGGACAAAGTAGTAGCTGCATACGAAAAGAAAAAACAAACTTTTGCTGATGCTGTTCTTACTGCTCAACTAGCTCGAATCCTCCGTAAAGGAGACTATGATTTTAAAACTCAAGAGGTAACACTATGGACTCCATAAACCCTGACTACTACAAAGGTTATGCAATACAACCTATTGATTACATTATGAAAAATAACTTAGGTTTTTGTGAAGGGAATGTAGTTAAATATATTTCCCGCTGGAATAAAAAAGGAGGATCAGAAGATTTAAGAAAAGCAATTAGATATATAGAGATTCTTTTAGATAATGAAACCAATTAATATATCTGTTATACTCTCTTCCTCAAAGTGAACTACAATAATCCTGAACCTCTTCCTTTTCCTGTTTTATCTGATGAGTTAATCAACGCTCTGGATAGTCATTTTCCACAACGTCACCCAGACTTATCTTTATCTGATAGAGAAGTTTGGTTTAGGGCAGGTAAAAGAGCAGTAGTTGATTATCTTATTGAACAACAAGCAAGACAAAAGGAAACCATGCTAACTGACAACATCTTGGAGAATTAATTATGTGTGTTGGACCGTTTAAACCAAAAGCACCTAAGATGCCTGAGACTCCAGAAACTGCACCAAGGCCAGAGAAAACAGCCAGTGCTCCTACTATTGGTTCTAAAAGAAAAAGTACAAAGAAACCTGAAAGAACTGCTCGTTCTACTTCAGAGGTTGGTACAAACATTTCAACAAGTTCTCCTAGAAGAGGTTTATTTGCCAGAAGAAGAGGTACTGCTTCTTTAAGAATCCCTCTTACCTCTAGTGGTAATCTCAACTATTAATCATGTCTAATGCAATAGGTGAAACAGCAGTTGCTAGGTTTGAGCAACTACAAGGTGATCGTTCTTCTTTCTTAAGAAGAGCACAGGATGCTAGTAAATTAACTATCCCTGCATTAATACCGGAAACTACTGGTACAGCTGCAAAGATTAAAACTCCTTTCCAAGCAGTAGGTGCAAGAGGTGTTAATTCTTTAGCATCTAAATTACTTATTGCTTTACTTCCTCCTTCTACTCCTTTCTTCAAACTTAGTATTGATAGTCTTGCCTTACTAAAGGAAGGACAAGAAGGATTAGAAACAGAAATAGATAAAGGGTTAAGAGTAATTGAGTCAGCTTTGATGAATGAGATAGAAATATCGAATGACAGAGTTGCAATGTTTGAAGCTCTCAAGCATTTAATTGTTGGTGGTAATGTTCTTCTCTATCTAACTGACAGTGGATTAAAGGTTTACCACCTCAATAGATATGTCTGTAAGCGTGATGATGTAGGAAATATTATAGAAATTATTACCAAAGAAACTGTTCATCCTCAAGCTTTACCACCTGACTTCTTGGAAATGATCAAGAAGAAAGAGAACTATGATGCAGCAGATTTTGACGAAGACTTAGATATATACACACACATCAAAAGATATGGTGATGATTTTAACTGGCATCAGGAATGTAAAGGAGAAAAGATTCCTGGTACTGACGGTAACTCTAAACTTGATACTTCACCTTGGATCTGTTTGAGATGGGTAAGGATTGATGGTGAAGATTATGGAAGAGGTTATGTAGAAGAATATCAAGGAGATTTAATTAGTCTTGAGTCTTTAATGCAAAGTGTCATTGAAGGTGCAGCTGCTTCTGCTAAATGTGTTTTCCTTGTTAATCCTAATGGTGTAACCAGAGCACAAACATTAGCCAAAGCTCCTAATGGTGCTATTCGTGAAGGTTCTGCTGCTGATATTTCTACCCTTCAAGTTAATAAAGGTGGAGATTTCCAAGTAGCTTTCTCTGCTATTCAGCGTATTGAATCAAGACTTGAATATGCCTTCCTTATGTCTAGGTCAATTCAAAGAGATGCAGAAAGAGTAACAGCAGCTGAAGTATCAATAATGGCTAATGAATTAGAGAATAGTCTTGGTGGAATCTATTCAATACTGACTCAAGAGTTTCAGCTTCCTTACTTAAAGAGAAGGATGCATATGTTAGTCAGGTCAGGTAAAGCTCCTAAACTTCCAGAGAAGATTGTTCAACCTAAGATTGTTACTGGTCTTCAAGGATTAGGTAGAGGTAATGACAGAGCTAAGTTAATTGAATTTATTGGTACTGTTTCTCAAGCATTAGGACCAGATGTAATGAGGATGTATATGAATGTGGATGAAGCAGTTAAGAGGTTAGCTAACAGCATTGGTATAGATACAGCCAACCTTGTTAAATCACAAGAACAGATCCAACAAGAAATGCAAGCACAACAACAGCAGCAACTTATCCAACATCTTGGACCAGCTGCTTTAGGATCACCATTACTTGATCCACAAAAAAACGCTCAAGCCGAACAACTAACAGAGGAAACTAATGCCAACCAAGAAACAGCCTGAACCAGCACCTAAAGCTGAAACACCAAAGATTGAAACACCTAAAGTTGTAGTAAAAAAAGAAGAAGTTACTACTCAACTGACTGTTTCTAAACCTAACGAGCCTGAACAAAATCCAATTCCTAGAAAGGTAGGGGATTTCAAAACTCGTAAAGGCAATACAATAACGTTTAACTAACCACCCAGAGGTTTTATGGCACAAGCACAAGTCGCAACATCAGAAACTCCTCCAATGACTACGGAGGATTTAGCTAATCTTGAAAAAGATGAAAATGGTTTAATCCTTGGCAAGTTTAAATCTGTTGAAGATCTTGCTAATTCTTATAAAGAACTAAAAGGTAAATTAGGTCAAACAACAACAGAAGAATCTACACCGGAAGCTTCTACTGAAGAAGAAACAAAAGCAGAGGAAACTAAAACAGAAGAATCTGACTTTAATGCTGCTGAACTTTATGGTGAAGGTTTAGCTAATGTCCTTCAAGAAGCTGGTATAGATGCTCAAGATATTTCTACTAGATTTACTGAATCTGGTGAAATTTCTGAAGATGACTACACAAAATTAGGAGAAGCAGGATTCTCTAAAGGTGTAATTGATTCTTATCTTGCTGGTTTAAAAGCTCAATCTGCTGGTGCTGCTGAAGTAGCTGACAGTCAAATTAAAGCTATTCAGGATTCAGTAGGAGGAGCAGAACAGTATGGAAAACTAACAGCGTGGGCTGTAGAAAATCTTCCTTCTGATCAAGTAGAAGCCTTTAATGCTTTAACTGAAACAGGTAATGCAGCTTCTATTCAACTTGCCGTTAACGGTATTCAATCTCAATACAACAATGCTATGGGTAAAGAACCTTCTCTAGTTACTGGTAAAGCTGGTCAAAGTGGTGTAACTCCATATAGATCAACAGCTGAAGTGGTTACTGCTATGAAAGATGCTAGGTATGGAAAGGATGTTTCTTATACAGAGAATGTTCAAAGACGATTAGCAGATTCAAATGTATTCAATGTAAAAGGATAACTGCCTATGGATTTTAATGATCCTTCTTTGCAGTCCCTGCTTTGGGGGCTGCTTTTTTTATGCTCTGAAATCGTGGCTTTGTCACCTTTAAAGAGTAATGGTCTAGTTCAGTTTGTTTTAAATATCATCAAACTCATGAAAGTTAGTGGTGTTGGCAAAACTAAATAACTGTTATTATTAAATTACTTCTAGGTTTTCTAAATATTAAGTTGCCCCTTGCGAGGGATAACACCTTGAGAAAGGATTCGCTTAAGAAGTATCAAATCCCTTTTTTAATCTTCACTCTCAAGGAGTAATCCATGTCTAACGCAACAGCGTCAAGGCTGGGTCTGGTTAACAATAGTGGAACCGCCTATGAAGCTTTATTTCTTAAAGTCTTCTCTGGTGAAGTGCTAACTGCTTTCTCTGAAAACAATGTTTTTGGTGAAGCATTACATACCGTAAGAACTATTTCTTCTGGTAAGTCAGCACAATTCCCTGTTACTGGAACAGCTTCAGCCGCTTATCACACACCTGGCAACTTACTAACTGGTGGTGCTCTTCTGCACAATGAGAAAGTTATCAACATTGATGACCTACTTATTGCTCAATCATTCGTCGCAAACATTGACGAATTGATGAATCACTACGATGTCAGAGCGATTTATGCTTCTGAATTAGGTAAGGCTTTAGCAAAAAGGTATGACCAGAACGTAGCGAAAACAATCGCTAACGCTTCCAGAGGATCTACTACTCTTACCGGTGGTTCTGGTGGTACTGTTCTAACTCTTGCTAATGGTAATACTGCAACAGCAGATGTTACTGGTGATGAGTTAGCAGCAGCTATCTATGACATTGCTCAAGCATTTGATGAGCGTGACATACCCAAGACAGATAGATACGTAGTACTTCCTCCAGCGGAATACTACAAGCTACCTGAATCAGCTACTAGAACTATTAGTACTGACTACAACCCAGGTGGTAACGGTTCCTTTGCTTCAGGAACAGTTATGCAGGTTGCCGGTATGCCTGTAATCATGAGTAACAATGTTCCTCAAGATAACAAGGCTCCTGGTAACACAGCTAACACCAACGAATTAGGTGGTTCTAATAACACCTATGCTGGTGATGACAGCAAGACTATCGGTCTTGTCTTCCATAAATCAGCTGTTGGTACAGTTAAGTTGCTTGACCTACAAACAGAAATCTCTGGTAATGATTATCAAGTCATGTACCAAGGAACGCTCATGGTTGCTAAGTACGCTCTAGGCCACGGAATCCTCCGTCCTGAAGCTGCTGCTACTATCAAGCTTTCTGCTTCATAACCAATTACAGAAGGGTACTCATATACTGTGGGTACTCTTCTTCTTTTCTGTTATGGCTTACGGTAAGAAAAAAGTAAAAACAAAAGGCACTAAGAAAAAATGACAGCAACAACAGAACTCGAAGCAGTCAACATTATGCTTGCTGCTATTGGTGAAGCTCCTATTAATAGCCTTACAGGTACAGTTCCTGTTGATGTTCGCCTAGCACAAAGTACTTTAAATGAAGTAAACAAAGAAGTTCAATCAGAAGGATGGTCTTTTAATACAGAGATTAATGTTGAACTAACAAGAGATGGAGATGATCAAGTTGCATTAGCTTCTAACGTTTTAAGAGTTGATCCTAATGTTTATGATCATGCAGATATTGATGCTATTCAAATTGGTCTGAAACTTTATGACAGAAAAAATCATAGATACACCTTTACTGAAGATTTAAAATGTACGGTTGTTTATTTCAGAACTTTTGAAGATATACCTGAACCAGCCAAAAGATATATCAATATAAAAGCTGCAAGAACTTTTGTTGATAGGCTTGTAGGTGATGAAGGTTTAAGAACTTTTACACAACAAGATGAAGTAAGAGCAAGAGCAATCTTAATGGAAACTGATTTAAGTAATGCAGACCATAATTTATTAAGAGGTGATCCAGCTTTAACTGATGTCTTTAGTACTTACTCTCCTTCCAGTGTATTAATTAGGTAATTATGGGTGTTATCTCAAGAGCTATTCCTACTCTCCTTAGAGGGGTATCACAAGCTGCTGATTCAACTAAACAATCAGATCATGCTGATATACAAGATAATGCTAATAGCTCACCAGTACAGGGATTAACAAAGAGAAGTGGTAGTCAATATATAGCGACTTTAAGTGCATCAGAATTAAGTAACGTTCATGTTCATACGATTAATAGAGATACAAATGAAAGGTATCAGTTAATTTTAGGTGATGAAAGTATTAATGTTTACGGATTAGATGGAACAGCATATACAACAGCTAATA